AAGGTCGTTCTGGTTTATGACGGCGGAGAGATGTACACGGCCTATTGCTGGGCGAGTGAGAGCGGAAATTATTGGTGGGACGCACCATCGCAATCCATCGAACTTGACCCTACCCACTGGCAACCCCTCCCCGCCCCACCCTCCGAGCGTGCGGCTTGAACGCCATGGGCTTGACTTTGGGCGCGGACAGGATTCCAATGCTCGCCAGCGGCTTACTCGGCCTTATAACCCGAGGACAGCCTAACCAGTCTCGGGTTGCCGCTTATCTCTCTGCTGACTGGTTTTCTGAGACTGGACATGCCCACAGCCAAAAACTAACCGCGCCACCGCTCTCACCGGACTCAAGAACCGGGATCGGCAGCAAGCGCGGTCAACCGCCCCTCCGATCAAAACTCTTTCTCAGAAACCTGAGAGAGAAAGTCCGTGCGTCTCGAAAAAGGCGCACCAGCTTTCTCTTTTGGACTTTAGGAGCTTCCTGAATTAACAGGGAAACCAACTTAAAAGCTAAGGGGGTTTGGGGGTATTCGGCTTTTCCCCGTTTTCTCTTTCAGAGCTTATCTCGAATAGCTTAAGGAGCTTTATGGATACGGGCGATATGAAGATAGACCGACACTCGGGCATCGTAGCGGCTATTGCTAACTTGTCTTTGCTTGACCTGGACGAACGGGTCCAAGCCATAAACACCATTCGTCGCGCGCTGCATCAGGTATCGCCATTCGCGGCCGAACCTGTGGATTTTGTGGAGTGGGTACCTGCGGCCACCATATCTGCGAATGATTACAACCCAAATTCCGTAGCCCCGCCTGAAATGGAATTATTGCGTGTCTCGATTATGGCCGATGGTTACACGCAGCCGATTGTCGCGATGGCGCAGGGCGATGGTGTGACCGTCATTGACGGATTCCACCGCAATCGCGTCGGCCGGGAATGTGCGGAAGTCACGGCGCGCATTCATGGCTACCTGCCCATCGTGCATATCAAGTCGTCGCAGGAAGATCGTGGCGACCGCATTGCTGCGACGGTGCGCCACAACCGGGCACGCGGCAAGCATCGGGTGGATGCGATGTCCGATATCGTCATCGAACTCAAACGCCGCAACTGGTCGGACGAAAAGATATCGAAAAACCTGGGTATGGATGCGGACGAAGTGCTGCGACTTTGCCAAATCACCGGACTAGCGGAAGCGTTCAAGGATCAAGCGTTCAGCGAAGCCTGGGAAGTGGATAAGACCACAGGTGCCGCTGGCGTGGAGTTCATTTCCGATATTGACCCCGATTTCGAGATTGACGACGGCAACCGCATTTATCACACCTGGGACAAGTGGGAGTGCTACCGCGCCGGCTTCTATGCCGAACGTCCTGCGGGCGATATGACTGTAGAACAAGGCGAGGAAGCCTACCACGCCTTCCTGTCGGACCTCTCGCAATTCGGCGCGGCGCTGGAAATCGTGACCACGCAATGGACGCATTCCTGCGAGCATTACCTAACCAATGACCGGATGAACCGGATTGCATGGTTAGGACAAGCCGCCGTCGCGCAAGCATTAGGCATTCCGTCTGGTTGCCGGGGCGGCTATCACATGCTTAGCGACGACCAGAAAGCCACCGCAGACGCGTTGGCGCTGGAATATCTCAATCGCTGGCTGGTCGCGCATGACCGCGCGCCGGTTGATTACGCTCAAGCGGGCGGACGCACCGAAGCGGAGCTGTACTGATGGCTATCGTGAAGCGCAGAACCGGAGTTGACGTGCTGACCGCAGCCTGCGACCGCATCCGTTATACCTTCGATCATTTCGAGGCCGTGTACGTGTCGTTTAGCGCGGGAAAAGATTCGAGCGTGATGTTTCATTTGGTCATGGAAGAAGCGATCAAGCGCAAGCGCAAAGTCGGCGTGCTACTGATTGACTTGGAAGCGCAGTACGCGCTGACCATTGACCACGCGGAACAGATGTTCGACTTATACCGAGATCACATCGAGTTGTATTGGGTCTGCCTGCCGATCAAGCTGCGTAATTCGGTCAGCAATTACGAGCCGGTGTGGTGCGCCTGGGACCCTGCGCGCAAAGACGATTGGGTGCGCGAACTGCCAAAACGTCCCGGCGTCATTTCCGATCCCGCGTACTTCGATTTTTTCGAGCCGTGGATGGAGTTCGAGGAGTTCATTGAGTTGTTCGCGGTCTGGTATAGCAAAGGTCGATTAACGGCCGCGTGTATTGGCATTCGCTCGGATGAAAGCTTGAACCGTTTCCGCACCATCGCGGTCTGGGACAAGGAAATGCACATGGGCAAACGCTGGACAACGGAAGTCGTCCCCGGCGTTTACAACGTGTATCCCATTTACGATTGGCATGTGACCGACATTTGGAAGTATCACGCGCATTTTCCCGACAAACCGCACAATGAGGTTTACGACCGGATGCAATTGGCCGGGCTGTCGCTCAGCCAGATGCGTCTGTGTCAGCCGTATGGCGACGACCAGAAGCGCGGACTCTGGCTCTATCACCTAATCGAGCCGCAGACCTGGAGCAAGCTCATCGCGCGCGTGAATGGTGCGAATAGTGGCGCGCTCTACATCGAAGAAACCGGCAACGTGTCCGGTTATAACAAGATCATGCTGCCGGCCGGCCATACCTGGCGCAGCTTCTGCAATCTTCTGCTCGCCACCATGCCGGAAGTGACGCGGGTGCACTACACCGAGCGATTTACCAAATGGTTGCTCGGCTGGCGCGAACGCGGTTATCGCAACGGCATTCCCGATTACGCACCGCGCGAACTGGAAAAGAAGTATTGGGCACCGAGTTGGCGGCGACTGTGCAAGGTGCTGCTGCGCAATGACTGGTGGTGCAAAGGACTCGGACTGACGCAGCCGAAGTCTGCTGCCTATTCGCGCTACCTGGCATTGAAGCGCGAAGAAAGGAAGGCCGCATGAAAACCTGCGCCTACTGCCCCGCCCAAGCCTATAGCGAGATAACCACGGCTCGCCAACGGTTGTGGCTTTGCCCGACATGTTGTTTACGCTGGTGGAATGACTTTTTCAGGGAGCGCGCATGAGCGCCACTATTTTTTATGAGCCGGTCGATCCGGAGCCGGCGTCAATCGGAGTTAGCGCGCCATCATCGTTCATGGACGCAATGGCTCGGGCTGGGTTCTCGTTGCCATGCGAGCTTGAGGGAAAGGACATCCCGACCCTTCAGGGCATGGCTGCCGTAGCCGAAAAGTCTGGATATGGTGACGTTATCAAAGCCATAAACAAGCACGGAAAAATTCGCTTATGGGCGGAGTATTAGCCATGAGCTGCCAACACGGCGAACAAATCGGCATGAGGAAGAACTACCCGAAAACGCGCGCCAGGGTGGTCAGCAAGCGGTCTTTCATCTTCCGCAAACCGTACCGGCCAGCGGTTCGTACTTATCCCGAAGCCCGCGCCATCGCCACCTACCTGCGCGCCTTTCCGTTCCTGCTAGGATTGCGGACAGCGCGGTTAATCGGCCCGATCCGCATCGCCTTTGGGTGCAGCCAAGCGACGGCTATGCGGGGAGTTGCAATCGCGAGGAAAGAAAATGGATAACGTAGAGCAGTTTCGACAGCGCGGGCACGTCACCTATACCGCCGCCAATCAGGAACAGTTGAACAAGGATTGGGCCGCGCTGACTAGCATATCGCGTGAAGCCTGGAGAGCGAACGCCAGACGCCAAGAACGCCGGGAGCGGCTAGGGTTCATCGCCTATTCGTTCGCGCTGGCGGCTACGGCGTTCCTGTCGGGTTGGTGGGCGGGGCAATGAACATGACCCAGCGCGATATCATCAAAGCCCACACCGCCGCCGCGATCAAGCCCAAGCCCTCCTCCAGCCCGCAGGAGTCCGTAGCCGACTTCCTGGCCCGTGGCGGGGAGATTGAGCAGCTTCCGACCCATTACAGCGAGCCGACGAGTTATCCGCGTGGCAGTCATTCACCGAGAGCGAAGGCTGCTCAGCCATGAACAATCAATTTTTTCAGTGGGCAACGTGCATTGTTTTCGCAGTGTTCTTTTCGGTCATGTTTGGCATAAACGCCGCCGCTCCGTGGTTGGCTGCGTCATTCGTAATTCTCGCGATGCCGAAGGAGCCGAAACCATGACCCCTCAACGCAAGCAAGCCCTGTTCTACCTGTGCGCGTGCATCGGGTACGCGCTGTGTGTGGTGGGCGTGTTCTTGGACGCGAAATGAACCTCCGCCGCGAAGCCATCGACCGCGTTTGCCAGATTCGTCTGGAAGGCTGCGAAGGCGGTCCCTGCTGCCTTTGTCACTGGCGCCAACTGGACATCAGCGGCATGGGCATGAAGTCGCCCGACCAGCTTGGCGCTTGGGGTTGTGGGCACTGCCACGCGATTGTGGACACACACAAGGCCGACACCGCGATTCAACTCGACTTCGCCAAGGCGGTATTTCGGACGCAGGCGCAATTGATTCGGGAGGGGAAGATTCAGTGAGCTACCGCACCTATTCCGCCAAAGACGGTAACCACGACGCACTGGTGGCGATCTTCCGCCGCATGGGCTGCACGGTGCTGGAAACGATCCGCACGGGCATTCCGGGCATGCCGGACCTAATCTGCGGCTGTCTCGGGAAGTGGCACGCCGTGGAAATCAAGAACCCCGACACCGCCTATGGCCGCAAGGGACTGAACGCGAATCAGACCGCCTTCGGTCGCGACAACCTGGGCGAACCCGTGTTCGTGGTCGATTCCGAGGACGGCGTGATTGCGCTGGTGAATCAGTGGCGGTCGGAGGCAAAACTACGCCGGCCGGGCATTCGGTTCGTCCATGAATTGACGGACGCCGAGCGGGAGCAATATGAACTGCGGCGGCTCGAAGAGAGCAACGCCGATCGGGTCGGCATGGTCATCGTGCATGGCGACGACGACTCGCTCAAGGTGACGGTATGAACTCCTGCGACCGCAAATACAGGGACGAACGCGACCTCAAGGAATTGCTGGCTATCTGTCATTCGGCTTTCATGGAGAAAAGCGTCCCTCCCGGCGAGTCCGTAGCCGAGCTGCGAGCCCGGTATCTCGCCCTCATCGCCCGTCGCGCGGCGGAGGATCAGGGCGGGGTGGTCAAGTAGCCGCCTATTGACGGCAACGCCATTTCGCGCCTACTGTACGCAAACGTCTGTCGGAGACAGCCTTTGACCGATTCCCCGAATTGACCTATAACCGGCCGAGTGCCGGTTTTTGCTGTCGAAATGACAGCCGGCGACTAGCAGCGCCGATTTTTGTTCTTTGGTTCCTGCCACGCAGCATGGCCCGTGTAAGCCCGAGTTCGCATCGCGCCGGCCTGCCCGTGACAAACCCTAATCCCCTAGTGTTCCCTCGATCACACGGACGCGCCTAGGCAGGGACCAGACCAGTTTTCGGCAGTTGGCGACAATTGAAAAGGAGGCTCTAGTTCCCAAACGCCTAGGGCTTTCGTTCCGAGATTTAAATTTGGCGGCAGCGCGGAAGGACGCGCTTATCAGGACTTGGAAACGGCGTCCCTGGTGACGCAATAACGCCCAAGAGTCGGTATCAAGCCAGGCCCGCCAATTCACCTACAAGGAAGCGCCATGTACCCGACCTACCCGCCGATGATGACAGGACAGCGCCAGCGGCTCCCCACATACCGCCCGCAAACTGGGAACGGGCTGGGCCAGCTTGGCACCGGCTACGCACCCCCGGAAGGTCCGCCGATGATGCAGCCACCGCAGCAAGGCTATTTGCCGCGGGAACCGGGCGCTTATCAGCAGCCCTACAACACCGGCATCGTTCCGCCCGGTTTCAATCAGCGGCCTCCCATGTACGGCGTTAACGATGGCAATCGGATGCCCGGTTACAACGGCCAGCCCTTCACGCAGCCCAACAAGGGCGCGAACTGGAATTTTGGTGACGCAAACCACATGCCGCCGATGCATCGGCCGTTTTGGTACCGCATGAACGGGCCGGGAGGCCGGTAATGCCGTTTGGATTCGGCCACCAAGACCCGAACACCCCCCATACGGGTCTCGACAACCCATGGATCGGTCGCGGCCTCATGGCGATCAATCCATTGCTTGGGATTGGGTATCGGCTCTGGCGCGGCATTCACAATCACAACCGGCCGCCCACTTATGGCGCTCCCGGCTGGGGCATGGGGTCGCCCGGCAACGGTTACAGCAATGGCCAGTTCGGCAACCCCTACGGCGGATTCGGCGGTGACTACGGCCTGACAGGCTCGGGCTATGGTTCCACGAGCGGACTGAGCTACGGCTCAGGCCAGGGCTTCGGCAATGGACTGGCACAGCTTCCCGGCGGCACTGACCAGTTCGGATTACCCACCGGCCCAGTCAACCTCAATCAAGGTTCAGGCGCCACGCAAAGCGGCTCAGGGTCCAATGGCCTCGGCCAGTTGGGACAGACGCCCAGCCCGACCTACGGTAGCAACCCTCTTATCGGCATGGGTTTTGTAGACCTGCCGACCCAAAGCGACTGGCAGGCTCGCGCTCTGCCGATGCAGCGATGATTCACGCAAGGACGCTTGAGGCCACGGAAGGCCGCTTATGACTCAGACCGCGCCACGAATAGACCAAAACCGCGTCAGCAAGTATCAGCGAAAGCGGACGCATCGCCAGATTCGGCTGCGCGGGGAAAGCTGGAGCTTGTCTGTGGACTTCAACGGGGCGCTGGCTGAAGGCGCGACGATCAGCTCCGGCGTATTCCGGGTGTGGAATAATCAGGTGGTCATCTTTGGGGCCGCGACCAAGAATGCGCGGGATTGCTCGATTATTTGCACGGCCGGTTACGGCAACGGGACGATGGTGAAATGCGAGATACTGGACAGCACCGGGCGGACCTGGGAACAGCTTTTTGCGGTGGGGGTCGAACAGCAGCCGTTTTTCGTTGGGGAAACCTACCCGCCTTCGGGCGCCTACACGATCACTTTCTGAGGAACGACCATGGCACGCGCTAAGAACGACACCCCCACGCCCGACCTCCCGACCGGCCCCGAAGCTGGCGACAGCAACACCGCAGGCGGCATTACTATAGCCACCCGCTACCACGAACCCATGCAGCAATACGTCTGGGACGTTAGCTATGCCATCGACGGCAAGCCCTACACCGACTCCAGTTTCCGCACGGGCGCTGAAGCCGAGGAACATGCCGCGCTGATCCGTGATTCGTATGGGGAACGGCTGAAGTGAAAAGGCGCGATGTTCTCGCTAGGTTTGAGAGCAAGTACGAGCCGGTCACCGAGTCCGGTTGTTGGTTATGGACCGCAAGTTGCGGCCAATATGGCTATGGACAGTTCAGTTTAAAGAACAGCCCGCGTTTTTCACATCGGGTAGCTTGGGAGCTTTACAAGGGTGAAATTCCCGAAGGGATGTGCGTTCTGCACAAGTGTGATACCCCGGCTTGCGTCAATCCAAATCACCTCTTTCTAGGAACGCGGCGGGACAATAACGCCGATATGTGCGCCAAGGGACGGTTTCGCGGTTACTGGCCCAGTGGTGAAAAGCACGGCAACGCTCGCCTTTCACTTGAGCAGGTGACCGCAATTCTGGCTGACAAACGGCTCCAGAAAACCATAGCCGTCAGCTACGGCATGAGTCAGTCACAGATAAGCAATATAAAGCGCCGACAGCATTGGAAGTCCGTGGAACAAAGTCGTGGAACGCAATAAACAAAGGCAAGATATGCCGCGTAGTCCTGGCCGTCCTAAAGGATCGGTCAACAAAGTGACTGGCGACGTTAAGGCAATGATTCTGGCTGCTTTAGATAAGGCAGGCGGCGCTGACTATCTCTTGGAGCAATCAAAAGAAAACCCGAGCGCCTTCCTGACTTTAGTCGGCAAGGTTTTGCCATTAACTGTGTCTGGCGACCCTAATAGCCCGGTAGTGCATCGCATTGAACGCATTATTGTCCGCGCTCAGAATTGAGACCGCAGAGGTCTTTGAGCCGCTTTTGGCTCCCGCTCGTGATAAAGGGGCGTTTGGTGGCCGTGGCTCAGGCAAGTCCCATTTCTTCGCCGGGTTACTCATTGACGATAGCTTGGCCGAGCCAGGCGAAACCGGCGAAGGTCTGCGCTCAGTATGCATCCGCGAGGTTCAGAAGGACTTGGCGCAGTCATCCAAGGCGCTCATTGAGTCGAAACTACGCGAGTTCGGGCTAGGTGAGCGGGATGGCTTCAAGGTCTTTCGGGAGCAGATACAAACTCCTGGCGATGGCCTGATTATCTTCAAGGGCATGCAGGAATACACCGCCGAGTCAGTGAAGTCGCTGGAAGGCTACAAGCGGGCATGGTGGGAAGAGGCCCAGACGGCCAGTGCTGGTTCAATCAGCATCCTGCGTCCGACGATGCGCGGCGAAGGCTCCCAAATGTGGTGGAGTTGGAACGCTCGTCGTAAGACAGACGCGGTGGATAAGATGCTCCGTGGCCCTGAGATTCCTACCGGGGCTATTGTGGTCAAGGCCAACTGGCGCGATAACCCATGGTTTACGGGGGTTCTGGAACAAGAGCGCCTAGACTGCAAGCGCCTACAACCGGACCAATACGCCCATATCTGGGAAGGCGATTACGTCACCATTAGTTCCGGCGCTTATTGGGCGAAAGAGCTGGTTGCCGCTCGTTCCGAGGACCGCATCGGTCGGGTCGCCGCTGATCCGTTGATGACCTATCGGGCTTATTGCGATATTGGCGGAACGGGCGCAAAAGCGGACGCCTTCGCTATGTGGATTGCGCAGTTCATTGGCCGCGAGATTCGGGCGCTCAATTACTATGAAGCCCAAGGGCAGCCGCTGGCTACGCATATCGCATGGCTTCGGGAAAACGGGTATGGTAGCGCGCAGATCATCCTTCCGCATGATGGCGTGACCCATGACAAGGTATACAACGTCAGCTTTGAAAGCGCGTTCCGGCAAGCCGGGTTTGACGTGCGCGTGATTCCAAACATGGGCGCTGGCGCGGCAAACGCTCGCATTGAGTGCGCTCGCCGCGTGTTCCCCAATATCTTCTTCAACGAAGCCACGACCAGCGCGGGCCGTGACGCTCTGGGCTGGTATCACGAGCGCAAGGACGATGTGCGCGGAATTGGCTTAGGGCCGGAACACGATTGGGCCTCACACGGATCGGATAGTTTTGGCATGATGTGTATTGACTACACACTTCCACCCTTTGGAAAGGGAAAACCCATCACCTTCGCGCCGCAATTCGCATGAGGACGTGACCTAAATGGCTAAGCGCAAGGACGCGCTCGATCCACTGGCCCAGATGCGCAAGGACTATGAGTTGGACTCATCGTTCTGCGCAGCGAAGTATGGCGAATGCATCAAGGACATTCGGTTCGCCTTTATTCCCGGCGAGCAGCAAAAAGAGGCGATGAACCCTCGGGCGCAGTACGAGTTCAACAAGACTCGCCCTGTCGTCAAGTCCGTGACCAACGACATGCGCCAGAACGACCCGGCCATCAAGGTCCGGGCGATGGAAGACGGCCATAAGCACCTAGCCGAGATGCTAAACGGCATCATCAAGACCATTGAGGCCCAGTCGCAGGCCAATACCGCCTATGACACAGGCGGCTTCTTTGCCGCATCCGGTGGCTATGGCGTGATCGGCATCAACACGCAGTACACCGACGATGACGCTTTCGAGCAGGACATCCGCATCGAGGAAAAACGCGATCCGTTCAGCATCATCTTCGACTGCCGGGCCAAGGCGTTCGACAAGCGCGACTCCCGCCGGGTCTGGGAATGGACCGATCTGGACCGCTCGGAGTTTGAAGACCTGTATCCCGATGCGGACATGGTGGACTTCACGCCGATGGGCAGCCCCAACTCCATGACGGGCTGGTACACGGAAAAGACCGTCCGGATTGTCAAACTGTGGAAGCGTGAGCCGATCACGAAAACGATCTATCAGCTATCCGATGGTCGGGTGCTGGATGAGGACGACTATCAGGCCGAGATGCCGCTGCTGAACAAGCCGGTGCAGCCCGATTCGGGCGTAGGCATGCAGCCTCCGGCTCCGCCGCTGACCCTCAAGAACCAACGCACCGTCAAGTCCAACAAGATCACCTGGCAAATCTGCTCCGGCAAAGAAGTGCTGGACGGCCCCCACGACTGGGCTGGCAAGTGGATACCGCTAGTCCCGGTCTGGGGCGAGTCGGTCAATGTGGAAGGCGAGGAGTACTACTCCGGTCTGGTCCGTCCGATCAAGGACAGCCAGCGCCTGTTCAACTGGAACGTGGCGATTGGCATGGAGACGCTGGGCAATCAGCCGCGCTCGCCACTCATGTTCACGGCCAAGATGATCGAAGGGTACGAGGAAGCGTATCGGAATCTGGGCAAGGACAATGCGCCGGGATTGCCGTATAACGTCGATCCTGCCGTTCCCGGCGGTCGTCCGTCCCGTGAAGCGCCTCCGGCCTTCCCCGGTGGATTCTTTGAGGCAAGCCAATTCAGCGCCGACCTTATCAAGTCGGTGAGCAATGTGGTCGATGCGCCGATCCAATCGAAAGCCAGTTCCGGCAAAGCGATTCAGGCTGTCGAGAACCAGCAGGACGTGGGCAACTTCGACTACATCGACAATCTGGCCCGCGCCAAGGCGTTTGTCGGTGAGATTCTGGTAGACCTGATCCCGAAGATTTACGACACCGAACGCCAGATCATGATCCTGGGCGAAGATGGGAAAGAGTCCTACGCGCAGTTGAATCAGTCGGTGTATGTAACCCAAGACGGCCAATCCATCCCGCGTGAGCAGTTCGAGCAAGCCCAGCAACAAGGCATGCAGATACCTCCGGGCCAGTGGCAGGTTATCAACGACCTCTCGCAAGGCAAGTACGCGGTCACGGTTACGGTTGGCCCGAACTACGCCACGCAGCGCATGGAAACAGTCGCGGTCCTGTCCCAGCTCGCCGGCAATCCCGATCCGGTCATTTCCTCGGTCGCGGCCTACCTTATCGTCAAGAACACCGATTCGCCGGGCACGGAAGAGATGGAAAAGGCGATGCGCCAGCGCTTGATTGCGCAAGGCGCCTTGGAACCGGGTGAAGGCGATCAGCCGCCGCAGCAACAAGGCCCGTCGCCGGATGACCAGTTGAAGCAGGCCCAGGCGCAGAAAGTGCAGGCCGAAACCGCCAAGACGGTCAAGGAATTGCAGCAGACGCCGGAAGCGTCTGACCCGACGCTCGATTGGGCCAAGCTGGAGATTCAGCGCTACGACTCGATCACGAAGCGCATGGCGCTAGGCGTGGATGTATCCAATGCGGAGCGGCAGTTCGTATTGGATCACGCAATTGCTCTGCACGACGCCCACATGCAGGTCGCCCAGCACGAACAGCAAGTTCCGATGCAGGGCATGGACTTGGCACACCAGCAGCAGACGCAGGCCATGCAGCAGGCGCATGAGCAGCAGATGGCCGCAATGCAGCAGCAACACCAGCAGCAAATGCTTCGTATGAAACCCCAACCCAATGGACAAGGATAAGCCATGGCCGCGACCGAATTGATCGCTGACGGCACCACGCTCGCCAACTCGGCGGACTTCACGCTGGTCGGTACGACCGATCGGACCCTGTATTTGCGCTATGCGCCGAACGCGGGAACGCAGATCAAGTACTACATCCAGCACAAGAACTCGGACAGCACGTACACGACCTGTATTGTGTTGACGCCGGAAAATGCGCCGTTGACATTGGATGGATCGGGTGAATTTCGGGCACAGCGACAGGCGTCTGCGGCTTCATCTGCGCTCGATATTGATTGAGGTTTCTATGAAGTCGCGCAATGCAGAAGGCGGAACATTGGGCCGACCATTAGCTAAGCCACTGGCGTCCGTCCTCGGACAGCAATCGGCCGAGGGAACCTCCGGTGGCGGACTGATCGCTGGCTCTATTTTGCTGGAAAGCGCTTTTTTCATTCTGATGGAAGATGGCAGCCTCATATTGCTGGAGCAATAAACCATGGCAAACACAAAAATAAGCGCGATGACGGCGGCGGCGGCTTTGGATGGCACGGAACTGGTTCCCGTGGTCCAAGGCGGCGGCAACGTCAAGGCGACCACGCAGGACATTGCGGACTTAGCAGGCGGCGGCGGTCTGGTTGACCAAACGCTGGCATCCAGCGTGACTGTCACCATGCCCGGCGAATCGGTGAAGTTCGCCGGCACGCGCACGTCAGGTACCGTCACCGCCACGTCGAATTGCTGGATTAACTTCGACGGCGACGCGGACGCGGGGTATGACGAGTTCTACTTCAATTCCGTCATCGTTGACTCGGCGGGCGCGGGGCAGGCCGCAACGGCCGGCATTGACGTTTACACAGGCATTGATGGCGACCCGTCATCTGCCAATGTAGTTCTGGGCGCAAGCGGCGTCACAGGCACCGTTCAAAGCAGCGGCTCGCTTCAGTTGATGAAGGATGCACAGAACTTCACCTCGACGTATACCGACTCCGGTACGCCTGCAAATAACCATTCCGCCGACTTGGAAGTGGGTGCTAGCGCCACCCGCGCTTATGTGCAGGTCACGGGCGACCTAGTGCTGAAAAACGGCGTCTTTGCCACGCAAGCGGCAGCCCCTACGCTGACCAGCGGCGCGACGATTGCGCCGACGCGGCAGATCAGCTTTGTGTCCGGCACGACCGACATCGTGAACATTACCGCGCCAACAGAATTTGCCACGGGCGGGGGGTTTATCACGCTGATTCCAACCGGGCTATGGCATACGACCAATGCCGGCAACATCGCCATCGCCACGACGGCCGTGGTCAGCAAGGCGCTCATCATGACCTACGATCACACCAGCGCAAAGTGGTATCCAAGCTACTGATTAAAACCGAAGCGGGCCGGACGCCCGCGCCTATAACGCAAAGGATTGCGCGCAATGGACAACAACGAAATCGCTACCCGCCACGCAGCCGTGCTGGAATCCATCGGCAAAGCCAATGGCGAAGCCCCCAAACCTATTGACAATGCGCCGCCGCAAGCGGACATTACTGAACAGCCGGACACTCCGGTAGCCGCTCCCGTTGAAGGTCAGGATGACCAAGACGCGGAGGAAAATGACGACGCGGACTCGGCAGACGCGGACGGTGATGAAGCCACCGCGCCCAAGCGAAAACAATCGCGCCGGGAGCAAAAACGCTTCGATAGGATGACGCGGGACAAGTACGAGGCCATCCGTAGGGCGGATGCGCTGGAACTGCGGTTACAACTGGCCGAGCAGTACATTCAGGCCCAGCAGCCGCAGCAACCCGGTTCTACGCAGGCCGTGCACGGTGAACCCACGCTCGAACAGTTCGGATACGACCAGGAAGCCTTCCAGAAAGCCGAGCGTCAATGGCTGATTACGGAAGCCAAGAAGGCCGCCCGACAGGAAATTGAGCAAGAGTTCACCCAGCGTCAGATAGCAGAGCAGGGCACGCGATTCAATCAGCGCGTGGCCGAGCTGGAAAAGAAGATGCCTGGTGCATGGCAACGTGCGACCACGGCCCCTTTGGTGACGACTCCGATCATGGAGCAGGTCATTTTCCACTCGGACGTTGGTCCCGAAGTCGGGGTTTACCTTGCCGAGCATCTGGACGATGCACAGGCCATTTCGCGGCTGCCGCCGATGCAGCAAGCCGTCGCCATGGGTCGGATTGAAGCTGCGGTGAAAGCCGCTCCCGCCGCCCCGCCTCGCCCGCCGAAAGCCCTCACCGCCGCGCCTGCGCCGTCTGCGCCGTTGCCCTCGGGATCGTCTGCCAGCAAGAAGAAGTTGGAAGACCAGTCGATTGAGGATCGCATCGCCGCCATTCGGCAATACAGCGCCAACCATTAAACCCCAAGGGAAGGAACCCTGGAAATGGCAAACTCTTTTTCGACCAGTAGCATCGTTCTCAAGGAAATGCTGGCTGTGCTGGCACAGAAGCCGACGTTCCTCAACACCATCAATCGACAGTACAACGACGCATTTTCCGGCAATTCACAGACCGGCGCGGCCGTCGGCGATACCGTCAACGTCCGTATCCCGCAGCGCACCGTGATCCGTACGGGCCGCGTGATGAACGTCCAGCCCATCGTCCAGCAGACCATGCCGGTGTCGTTGCAGTTCTATACCGGCGCGGATACCGGCATCAACTCCATCGAACAGACCCTGGATATCGACAACTTCCGCGAACTGGTCATCAAGCCGAAAGCGGCGGACCTGATCGCCAAGATCGAATCGGACATCCTGGGCGTCTGCGTTCCCAAGATTCCGCAGTACGCGGGCGATTGGGGCAGCTTCAATGACCGAAGCACGGCGCTGCAAGCGGGCTACCTGCTCGACAACAACCTTGCCCCGGTGGACAACCGCTACATGTTGACCAACCCGAAGGCCGGCGCGGATTTCGTCGATGCCAACTCGCAGATTTTCAACAACCAGTCCAAGATCGCCAACCAGTACGACACGGGTCGCATGGGCAAGGGCGTCCTCGGCTTTGACTGGGACAGCACCACGCTGATCCCGGCCCTGACCCGAGGCACCGCGAACACCGCCTACACCTTGAACGGTGTCCCGGCCGCGACCGGAGCCACCGGCTTTGTCGTGCAGGCGGGCACCGGCACGTTGAAGGCGGGCGACATCATCACCGTCGCTGGCGTGAATGCCTGCCATCCGCAGACCAAGACCGATCTGGGCTATCTGATGGAGTTTGTCGTTACGACCGATTACGTCGGCGGCGCGGGCACCGTGTCGATCTCCCCGACCTACGTCCTGACCGGCTCGGAGCAGAACGTGTTTGCGGCTCCCACGTCCACCGCAGCCATCACTGTCGGCGGCGCGTCGGGCACCTACCAGAACTCCATCGCTTACTCCAAGGATGCGTTCTATGCGGTGTTTGCCGATCTTCCGAACCCGAAGGACATGGGCGTCGATTGCTCGGTCATGACCTGGAACGGCATCCGCCTGCGCTACATGCAGGGCTGGGACATCACCAACGACCAGTTGCTGTCGCGCTTCGACTGCCTGTACGGCGGCGGCATCCTGCGTCCGCAGTTGTCCGTCCGCATCCCGAACACCTGATAGGAGAATGACATGAGTCTTGATCGCGAGAGTGACGAGTTTTACGTAGCCCCGAATACCAGCGATGGTGCCTTGATCGGCAAAACCGCTGCCTGGAAAGTCGGCTTTTACGGCAAGGTGCCGGTGGTGCAGCGTCCGTATTCCAGTGCGGTCCATGCGACTTCGGCCCTGTCGTCTTCGACCGACTTCGGCGCGACCCAGTTGGCGTGGGCGCAAGAGGTAAGCAATACGCTCATAGGGCTTGGCGTGTGGGCAACCGTCTAGCCTGACAAGCAACAGAAAGTGGGGCCGGAATTCCCCGGCCCCGTTTTTGCGAGGGCGTGATGGCCGTTACCACAATAGACACCCCATTCAATTTCCCTTCGCACGCCATCAAAGACGATGGCGCAAAGAAGGTCGTTTTCTGCATTCCGACCATTTCCAAGCCTTATCAGCCCACTTTGGACAGCTTGGCAGCCTCGATTCCGCTAATCATCGCGGCAGGATGGGATGAGGGCACGGTGTATCAGATCGGATGCCCCTATATCTCCGCAGCGCGCTCGACCATGCTGCGCAAAGCCTTGGACGCCAAGGCGACGGTCATCGTTTTCATCGACCACGACCTATCCTGGGAGCCGGGAGACCTGCTGCGCCTGATCGAAACGGAAGGCGACGTGGTTGCCGGTACGTATCGGTTCAAGGGTGAGCCAGAAGAGTACATGGGTGCGATTTTCCCCGGTCCCGATGAGTGCCCGATTGTTCGTGATGATGGCTGTATCAAAGCCCATTCGATCCCTGCCGGCTTCCTGAAAATCACCCGGCAAGGTGTCAACAAGTTCATCGCCGCGTATCCGGAACTCACCTATGGCGAGAAATGCTCGCCTGCAATTGACTTGTTCAACCACGGCGCGATGGGCGGAATTTGGCACGGGGAAGACTATGCCTTTGCCAAACGGTGGCGTGAGAAATGCGGCGATATCTGGGTAATCCCCGATTTGCCGCTAACGCATTGGTCGGGCGAAATGGCCTATCCGGGAAATTTTCACAACTTTTTGCAACGTCAGCCGGGTGGCAGTCAAGACCCGAACCGCGAGCCCGATGAAATGCAACGCATCCCTCTTCTGAGTGTCGCCTAATGGCCCTGGTATCAAGCATCGTCCGCAGCGCCCTGCTCAACCTGAAAGCGATTGACGCGGCCAGTGCCGTGCCCGCGCAGGACATGGAGGACGCCATCGCACAGATGAACCGCATGTGCACGCGCTGGGAGGCAAGCGGCCTCGCCATGGGCTGGAGCAACGTCTCGGCCCCCGATGACACGATGCCGTCCCCCGATGAGGCGGAACTGGCGATCATCTACAACCTGTCGATCCTGCTGCAAGGGTATGCGCGGCCCAGCGATTTCAGCGTGGTGCTGGAAGGCGCACAGACCTATCTGGCGGACCTGCGCCGTGACCGTCTGATGGAAGTCCCGCTGCGCATGACTAGTGACTTGCCCATGCCCGAGCGCGGCGGACACTTCAACTGCATCACGGACGAATACAATTGAAGAGGCTGCCTCTTCCGTTCGTCGATGGTTCGTACAGTGACGACACGAAGCCGTTCAGCGCCCAAGACTGCGTCAATTATCTGCCTCGCCAAGCCGAGCAAGCCGGCACGCGCTCCGAATGGATGCTTGCTGACTGTCCGGGGCTTCGGGAGTTTTCCATTGTCGGCGACGGTCCCCACCGGGGTGGCATTGTCGTGGGCGGTATCTGTCTCGTCGTTTCCGGCGACCGGCTGTATCAGGTCTTTGCCAATCGCCAATCGACGGACCTTGGCGCGATTCCCGGTAGTGGACTGGTGTCGATGACCTTCGTGCAGATCACGAACGGGTATGAGGTGGGCATTGCCACGGGGAGCGCCGGTTACGTCTACAAAACAACCACGGGCGTTCTAACGCAGATCACGGATGCGAGCTTTCCCGGCGCGCTACTGTTCGATTACCTCAACCATCTGGGCCTGTACGTTTACCCCAACCGCAAGAAGTGGGGAAACTCGGCCATTGACGACCTGACCAGCTATGACGCGCTGGAAACCTACACAGGCGAAGCGTCCCCGGACCTGATCGTTAGCCTGAAAGTCGTGCACGGCGAAGTGGCGCTGTTTAGCGAGACGACGACCGACTTTTTCGCCAATACCGGCGTGGTCAATGCGCTGTTCCAGAACAAGAAAATCCCGATGGAGCGCGGCTGCGCGGCAGTTCACGGCCCGGTGAACCTCGATAATACGGTTTTCTGGCCCGGCAATGACGGCATCGGCTACCGGCTGGATAGCTACTCCCCGATGCGTAAATCCACCTACTGCATCGAGCAGGATTGGGCCGTTTCGGACCTGTCGAAAGCCTTTTCCATGACCTGGGAGGATCGCGGGCACAAGGTCTGGTACATCACCTGCCCCAACGGTCACACCTGGGGTTTTGATGTCGCGACCAGCAAATGGCATCGGCGCGAAAGCTACGGTCTGAAACGCTGGCGGCTAAACACCTTGTTCAAGTGGAACAACGCATGGTACGGCGGCGATTTCCAGTCGGGCATGCTGTACGTGCTGGATTGGGATTACATGTGGGAAGGCCAAGACCCACATGTACGCTATCGCACTGGCGGCGTGCTACATGCCAACCAGAACATCACTAGTGTCAATTCGCTGGAATTCGTCGTGGACACGGGCGGACCCATCATGGATTCGATCCATGTGGTGTCCGTATCGCCGGCCATGCCAGATTACGACATCAACACGGTTGTCTCGCACCAATACATCGCCTCCGGGGCGCTGGGTGTCGCGGTCTTTTCGATTGTGCCGCCGACGATCATGGACGGGTTCCACCAACTGCCTTCGGGTCTGTCGATGAATGCCAACGGACTGGTGACCGGAACCACCGATACGGCGGGCACCTATATTTTCACCGTGAAGGCGACCGACAGTACGGGAACCTCCGGTTATCTGGATGAGGAGGTTGTGATTGCTCCGGCGCATACCTTCTACACCACCGATGGCGGCTCGATCTTCGTTGCCGTAGACACGCTTACCCAGACCGTTACCTACACGTCCGGGTCGGTCTTGCCTTCCAGTTCGACCTTTGCGTTGTGCATGAACTCGACGGGATCGGTTGTCTTTGGTGCGGGAGTAGGCGGGAAAATGGTTCGCATCGACGCGACCGACTACAGTTTCATCAGCGCATCGGTGGGCAACAACAATCAGTCCGTCTGTTGCAATGCCAGTGGCTCATTTGCCTATACCGCCGATACCACGTCTGGCGACGTATTCAAGCGTAATGGCGTGACCTTGGCGGCGGTGGCCGTGGCCGTGGCAGGCATCGGCACGCCTCGCGCTATCTGCCTCAGTCGCGACGGCTCGGTGCTGTATGCCGTGGGGTCGGCAGGCGCGATCAAGCGCTTCCAGACCTCGGACATGTCGGCCTTGTCCGACTTTGCGCCCGCTGGGCAGTTCGGTATCTGCATCAACCATGCCGGCACGAAGCTGTATGCGTCCAGCTCGGGCGCAGATGAGATCAATGTGGTCAATGCGACGTCTGGCTCGCTGATTACGGCGATCACGCTGGCCCCGCTCGCGTCGCCACGGGGTATCTGCGTCAGTGCCGACGATTCGACGGTCTGGGTCGCCAACAACGGCACGGGCACGGTCAACCGGATTCAAACCAGCGATAACACGATTGTCGCGACGATTGCCTGTCCGGATGCCGATCAGGTCTCGCTGTCGTCGGATGGATTGCACCTGTACGTGAACAACTCGACGGCCGCGATCCAGGTTATCAGCACGGTGACAAACACGCTCACGGGGAACATTCCGTGCGGGATTGGTGGGTTAATGGGCCTGACGGCCACGGCGGCATGACATGACAGACCATGTAGCAAATATCTTCTTGTCCATCGATGGCGGTCACACCTTTGGCGCCATGACCACGCACGACCTTGGGAACACAGGCAGTTTCGTCAAGGAAGTGAAGCGGACGCGCATGGGTCAGTCCAAACAATTTGTGTTCAAGTTCAGCGTGTCGTCCCCTGTGAAGTGCCCGATCCTGGCGACCGCGATTCAGGCCGAAGTGACGGAATAATGTTTATAGAATGCTCCATTAGTCGGCTGCACGACGTTTTTCGCTTGGATAGTGACGGGCGGTTATTCTGGAAAAAACGAACTGGGCCTTGTTGCAGCCTAGAAAAAGAGGCCGGAAGAATAAACAACGGAGAATATCGCCAGATTCAGCTTGATCGGAAGTTGTATCAAGCACATCGAATTGTGTTCGCCATGACTTACGGAAGATGGCCTGTTTTGGGGCTAGACCACATCAACAGAAACAAAACAGATAACCGACCGGGCAACCTAAGGGAGGCGACAGGCTCGCAAAATCTACAAAACCAAGGAATAACTAGCAGGAATGCTAGCGGGATAAAAGGAGTTTGCTGGGCGACAAAACAAAAACGATGGATGGCTTACATTCGTATCAATAAAAAGATTAAACACCTTGGCCTTTATTTGCATGATGAATTAGAGCTTGCTGAGCTTGTTGTGGCAGAAGCGCGCCGCAAGTATCACGGCGAATTTGCGAGGCTGGCATGAAATACGCCGTCATCACCCTGCCGAGAAGTCGTAGTACCTGGCTCGCCGAATTCCTCGGAGCCGAGCATGAGGCGTTGTCCCGCATCGGCTCACTGGACGAACTGACCGCCGAGGGGATTGTGGATACCGGCAGCGCCGTGTTCTTCGATGGCCTCTGGCATCGCTGGCCGAATGCCAAATACCTGTTCGTTTTCCGGGATGTCCGGGATATCGCCCGGTCCTGCGCCAAAGCGGGGATGCCTGCCAACGGCCTCGATTCCCTCCGGGCACGTCAGGAAGCGGCCTACGCGAGCGTGGCGGGAGCCGATAACGTCCGGGTGGTGCACTTCCACCAGCTAGACGATATGGACGTGCTGGCGGGGCTGTGGAGCTTCCTGCGTGGGTCCAAGTTTGACGAGGCCCGGACAAGGCATATGATGGGCCGCAACGTACAATGCGACCCAAAAGCGGTACTCGCCGGCATGGATGCCGAGCGAACGGTCCAATTAGCAAAGGAGTGCGGCAATGTCGCTATGGGGTAGCATCATCGGCGCGGCTGTTGACCTCTACAGCAATAGCCAGAATCAGCAAGGCTCGCAGAACGCTGCGCACAACTCGCAGCAGGGTCTGGACTTCCTGAAATCCGTCTACGGGGACGCCAAGGGCTATCAAGCGCCCTATCTCGGCCTCGGAACCACGGGCGCAAACGGCCTGCAAAAGCTGGCAGCGGGCGATTACTCCGGGTTCTACAACTCCCCCGATTACCAATCGGCGCGGGATGCGATGACCTATGCCGCTGACCACTCGGCTGCCGCGAACAACAATTTGAACTCGGGCGGTTATCTGGCGGACCTCTCACACGCGCAAGGCAATCTCGCGAACAGCTACCTCGGCGGCTATCGCGGCTCACTGATGAACTTGGCCCAGATGGGCCAGAACTCGGCGACGGCGCTGGGCAATCTGGGGGCGGGTGTCGGCAGCAACTTGCTGCAAGGCTACGGCCAACTGAGCGCAGCCCAGCAGCAGGGCTACGACTCCAACGGTCAACTCGCTGCGTCCCTCGGCGGCCTGTTCAACAACTATATGCAGGGTCGCAATCAACCGTTGACCGACTCCAGCTATGGCAGCATGCCCAGCGACAACTATGGCTTTGGTGGCACGCCCAGCTCGTCGGGTGGTGGCGATAACTATGGCTTCGGCAGCACGTCACCCTACGGCGGCTATCAAGACCCGAACTACGGCTTCGGTGGCGGAGGCTGGTAATGAATAACCTGCTCGAACTGACCAAATTCGTATCCGATCAAGGCGAGCTTGGCCGCCAGCGCGGGCAACAAAATAACCTTGCCACACTGACCGCGCGGGCCGCCCAGGGCCAGATGCCGGATTACCAGCAGATTGCCCAGAACGGCGGCGATCCGATGGCATTCAAAAAGCAAGCCATCGAATCACTGGGCCAAGCGGCGCAGTGGTTTTCGCAGTTGCCTCCCGACCAGCAGGCGCAGCAGTACCCGTCGCTGGCCCAGCACGCGACGGAGCTGGGCTTTCCCGTACCGCAACAATTCGATCCGGCGTTCGTACCGAAGATTGCCAATCTAGGAACGTTGATTGCCAACAAGACCGGCTCCGCAGGCCAAGTTCAATCGACCAAAGTTGGCGCGAACGGAAATTACTGGACCGTTAACCGTTCGGGCCAGTGGACTGATTCCGGTGTAAAGGCCGATCCGAAATTCCAGGCGCTGCAAACCGCCAATGGCTATGACTTGCTCGATCCGACACTGGGAACGACAACGCCACTTTATGAGGGCGGACAGCCTCCTGCGGGCCAACCGGCTCCACAGGCAGCGGCCCCGAATCCCATGACGCAGGGACCAACCCTCGACATGACGGTTTCGGATTCAGGCCAGCCCGATCCGACGATTGCCGCCCTTCCGCCGCAGGAGCAGGCGATTGCCCAACGATTCATCGCTGCTGGTCAGCCGTTCAATGTTCAGAACGGACTAGTTGTTCCGGGATACTCCAAAGGCGTATCTGCGCAGCCTACAGGCCAGCGCGTCCTGCCTCCGCCGAAGGCATCGAGCGACAACGCGCCCTCCGGTTATCGCTGGAGCGCCGACCACACGCGGCAGGAAGTGGTTCCGGGCGGTCCCGCCGATATTCCAGCGTCGTCCAACGACCAGCAGACGATTGACTTCTACGCACAGCAGTCGCTATCGGGAAATTACGCATGGCAAACCGGCCTTGCGCGTGGTCGCGAAGGTCAGGCGCTTATCAAGGCCGTGAAGGACCGCATCCCGAAACTGGCCGCAGAAAATGGCTATGACGCCAACGACGCCAACGTTATCAAGGCTCAATACGCTGCCTTGTCGGCCACGTTGAAGAATCGTCAGGAATACGTGACCTCCGTCGAACAATTGAACGGTACGCTGAATAAGCAGGCTGCTTTAGTCGAATCGCTCATTTCCAAGGGCGCGGCCAATGGCAAGTCGCCCATTCTCAACGCCTGGATTCAGGCAGGACGCCACGCCACCGGCAATTCCGATGTTGACGCGCTGGATACTGCTATCCGCGGCTTAGCGCGTGAGCATCAGCGCGTGCTGACGTCTCCGCTGTCGAATGCCCAGCTTTCTGTGGCTGCGCAGCAGACGGCCGATGATCTATTGAGCAAGAATCAGACGCCGGAACAGCTTCTGGCGGTTATCAATGTCATGCGAACGGAAGCCAAGAATGGGCTATCTCAGGGCAAAACGACCTTGCAGGAAACGCAGGATGAAATTCGCGGGTTAGGCAAGAAGCAAGCCCCTGCCGCTCTGCAAGGCGGCCAAGACTTCAGCCATCTATGGGGAGGCCAGTAATGGCTACGCCTTGGGCGCAAGTTGCCAATTCCCCGCAGTATAAAGCGTTGCCTCCGGACCAGCAGGAGGCCGCGCGTCAGCAGTATTTTGCCCAAGTGGTCGCGCCGCAGGTGCCGCCCGATCAGCAGCAGGCCGCTAAGGCCCAATTCGACGCGCAGACTAGCGCGCGAGCACCGCGCGCTACCGACGCACAGGCTGGTGTGGGGCAATGGGTAGATTCCAAGGGCCAACCGCAGACTGGCGCAGACCCCACGGGCACCTTTTCCGAAAACTTCGATGCTGGCGTGGGCAAGTCGTTTGTAGACACCGGACGAGGCTTGCAGCAGCTTTATGCGGCCGCAGCGGACTACGTGGCCCCGCGTCAGCAAGGTATCGGTAATCTTGTCTCCGGCCAGGACAACAGTCGCAGCGCAGACGTGCAGCGCCAGATTGACGAGCAAGCGAACGTCGATTACCCGCTGATGATGACTGCTGGCGGCAATGTCGGCGACGTGTCTGGTCAGGTCGCGCAGCTTGCCATTCCGGTTGGCGATTCGGTCAAGGGTTTGTCATGGGCCGGTAAAGCGGCTCCGTATCTGGCGACTGCCGCAAAAATGGGCACGTATGCCAGCTTGCAACCGACCCAGACTGGCGACTCCCGCGCTGTGAATACAGCGGTCGGAACCGTTCTCGGGCCTGCTGGCGAAGGCTTATCGCGGGCGGCTGGGAAGTTGGCGCAGGGCGCAATTTCACGCATGGAGCCGGGAGCGCGTCAGCTCGCGCAAAAGGCGATACAGGCAGGCATCCCGCTTAGGCTGCCGCAACTTTCATCGAACCCAGCGGTTAGGACTGTTCTGAGCCAAATGCAGAGGCTGCCATTTAGTGGCGCGGCCAAGCGTAATGCTGCCCAGCAAGAAGCCTTTAATAGGGCGGTGGGCCAGACCTTTGGCGCTAGCGAAAACAAGATTACCCCGGCCGTTTTTTCCGATGCAAAGACCGCTATCAGCAATGAATTCGAGCGACTGACCAGCCAAAATGATTTGCATGCAACACCTCAACTCTTGCAGCAGCTTCAGGCGGTCCGAGCGACGGCCGCAAAAGAGGGTAGTTCAGACGCAGAGAAGATGGTCGCTGCTCAGGTGGATAACCTGTTAAGCAAGACGACCGCTGGCGGCGTGATAGACGGCAAGGCGTATCAGGCGTTCGATAGCGAACTAGGCCAACTCATTAAGCAAGGCGGCAACCCGGGCCACCATTTGGCGAAGTTGCGGGACGTTGTTCGTAACGCCATGGATCAGTCTATCTCGGCCAAGGATAAGACTGCATGGACGGCTGCCCGCAGGACATGGGCCGCCATGAAAACGGTAGAGCCGCTTGTCGCAAAATCGACAACGGGCGATATTTCCCCGGCTGGATTAATGGGCCGCGTGACTGCCGACAAGTCAGGCAAAGCACGAATGGCTATTGGCAATGGCGGCCAACTCGGAGATTTAGCACGTATCGGTCAGCGCTTTTTGAAAGAGTCTCCCAACAGCGGAACGGCTGACCGTCTGTTAGTCAACGCTGGCATCACTGGCGGACTGTATGGCGCGCAACACGAAGGCTATATTTCACCAACACATGCCGCCGAACTTGGCGCTTTGTTGCTAGCCAATCGTGGCGGATTAGCCGCGTTAAATTCGCGGGCCTTAGCGGAAGGCGGATCACGTACCTTGAATGGACTAGCGCGATTGTCAAAGCCGCTTCCACAGCTACTGCCTACTACTGTCCGCGTGTTGTCCAAAAAGAAGGGAGGCTAAACCTTTTTCAGTAAGATTCGACGCAGGCGGCCCTCCGGTAAATGTACCCAAAGCCAATCGTGAACCTTGCGGCCGGGAAGCGTAAAGAGCCAGCGATAAAGCGGGACCAGTAACGGAGCTAAGACAATCGCGACAACGGTTTGAATTTGCATAACACCCTCTTCACGGATGAAGAACAATGAGCTTCCTTTTCTACGACAGTCGGCCCCAGTACCGCAAGGCGGACGGCACATTATGTGCTAATGGCTCGCTGGTTTTCACCCTGACCAACACCAGCACGCCGACGTCGGTCTACGCCGATGCGGACATGGGGACGGACCTGGGAAGCACGATCACTCTCGATTCGGATGCCCGCTCGCCGACTCCGTTGTGGGGCGACAGCGCGATCAGCTATCGGGTGGAGCTGAAAGATTCTCTCGGCGCGACCATCGCAGGCTATCCGGTCGATGACGTGGCCGGCTCTGACTTCGGCGGCATTTCCCTGCCCGACCCGACCTCCGGTGACCCCGGCGACGTAGTAAGCACCGATGGCAGCGTGTACGAGTTGCGCGCCATCCGCGAAGTCCCGGACGGCACGGGGCATGACAACGGCTATCTGACGACCGTCGATAATGTCTCTAGTTGGGCGACGTTCCCCGATATTCCCGATCCAGTAATCCCAGACGGTGGCGTGACGGTAAATAATACGACGACCGTCTTGACCGTTGGAACATGGGTGGAGCAGTCGGGCAGCGGTACGATTTCGGCCTCTGGCGGCATTTCCTCCTCGGAGGCTATCGTATTCGCCAGCAACGGCGGCATTGCGATGGATAGCTGCGAGCACGTCAGCGTGACGCCGACGAACGTTTTGGGCGTGGCCTTCAGTGTGCCGCTGACCGTTACTGCCATGTCCGGTACGGGCTTTACCGTCCTGGGCTCCACCAACAACACGAACGGGGCCATTTTCTCGGGCACCCTCGGGTTCACCTATCTCGCCAAGGGCACGTTGGCAATTACTCCTTAAGGATTCGTCATGGCAGGACTCAAGCTCACCAATTCCGGACCGATTGCCGTTACCGCGTCCATTGCGAACCTGCTCAACCCGCCCACCGCTTCGGGTGGTGTGAACTGCGGCAGTTCCGCGCAATACGTGGTCGTCCGACAGGTCAATATCGTGAACACGGGCGCAGCGACGACGTTTTCATTTTTCAAGGGAGCGACCGGAGGCAGTGCAGCGGGCACGGAAATATGGGGCAGCCTGACCCCGATTGCGGCCAATGCCTTCGTGTCTTTCCCGGCCGCTGAGCGCGTGGATTCCACCCAGTTCATCACCGGCAAAGCCGGAGCCGCCACCCTGACCGTGGATTTCGCCATGGAAATAGGTGTCGCTGGCTAATGACGACGCAGTACTTCCCCACGGCAAACACGAAACTCATTGACCAAAATCAATGGGCATCTATCCCGTGGCGGAAGTGGTTTGAGGCGTTGAATGCGGCGTTAGAGGCTGGGGTTATCAGCGACGCTAAACTCACCGAATACGTGACGAAAATCCTTGTTTCACTGGGGACTACGGACGGCACGGCGGACACCATCATTAGCGTGATCGACACGCAGATTCAGGGGCTTTATCCGGTCATCGTGACTGGCGACATGCGCGATGGTTTTCTGGTGAAATTGCCAGACGGCTTTGGCGCGCAACCGACGATTTCCCCCTGGATTCCGTTTGACGCCGATACCGGAGAAAGCTGGCCGAACAACTATCCCGGAAGCAATGGCCGCGATGGCCGCGATGGCGTATCGATGCTCATGCTTTCCAGCGACTACGATCCGGGTGAAGCGTGGCCTGCCGGCGCTCCCGCCAGCGCCGGCATCACCGAAGCCATGGTCATGGCCCATGTGGCGGGGTCGGTATGATCCAGCTAAACGGAAATACCCAAAAGCTGCAATGCGTGATGTCCGGCGCAGCGGCCACGACGAATCCTGATTACTGGGCGTCATGGGCACAATGCAGCACGGCGTCGCTAGTCACCTATGACGGCGCAGGCGGTACGCTCAACGGCAACACGGACGTTGATCTGATTACCGGCATTGCGTCGATGCAGCTTATCGTGAAGTCGATCAGCGTCTACAACAGAGACACCGCCGCCGTCACGCTCACCTTCAAGATGGACGTGAGCGGAACGGATCGCTATCTATTCGCCTGCGTCCTGCAACCGGGCGAGTCGGTTACTTACAACGAAGCGGGCTGGGCGGTCACGAACACGTCCGGCTATTTCCTGTCGTCTATTGCGGCGGCCGGCACTAACACGCAAATTCAGTACAACAACAGCGGCAGCATGGGGGCCAATGCCGGACTGACATTCAATAGTTCGACGCAGCTTTTCTCCCGTACCGGTACCAATCCGGCCGAGGACGTAGCCGCCGGAACGTTTCCCAGTGCGCCCAGTAGCGGCAACCTGCGCACCAGCATGTATTCGCTGTCCGGGCGTCCTACACCGTTTGTCACGGGTCCGACTGGCGTTGCTCGCTCCCTAGAGTATTGGGAGGCCACGGCTTCCAAGGTGGGCTGGTTCAACGGCCCGACATCGGCCGGCACGTATTTCGGCGTCAACGGAGCGAATGCAGGTACGGCCACGCAGGTTGCGCCGACGACTACGAACAAGGCGACGATGGAGCATCGCTGCACCTACGCGACGGTCGTCACGACGCAAAACCAGCAAGTCGGCGTTCGCTCGTCCACATCCACGCTGTTCCGAGGTAATGCGGCCGGTGTCGGCGGGTTTTTCTTCATTGCCCGCTTCATGTTCGCCTCGATCAAGACCGGCTGCCGTGCCTTTGTCGGTCTTGCGCCGCAAAGCTCAACGCTGCTGGCCGCCGATCCTTCGGCCTTGGTGAACTGCTTGGGATTTGGCTTCGACATCGCCGATACCGCCTGGACGTTCATGCACAACGATGCCAGCGGCACGGCGACGAAAGACGCCATTGCTGGCCAAACCACGCTCGCCACGAACAACACGGCGTTCGACGCCTATATCCAGTGCGATCCAAACTCGTCCACGGTCAATTACGCGCTATACGACGTGATTCAAGGCACGTGGCTATGCAACACGTCCGCCTCATCCGATCTGCCGGTGAACACGACGGCGCTGGCGTGGAACGTGGTCATGGGCAACGGTACGGCCAACACGACAGCCGGTGATGCGTCCATCGGCGTTAATCAAGTCAGCGTCTATCTGGAGCGTTGATATGGCCGACTATCAGCAATTCATCGTCAACAAGGTGCCGGCCCTCAAGGCATACAACGCATTGGCAACACCTTCGGCTGCCCAACAGACGGCGATCATCAAGGAGCTGGTTCAGGCTGTGGCTGCGCTGGCGTTCCTATTGCAGAACCACCCGGACGACACGCCATGAAATGGCTGATCCTGTTATTCATCCTGTTCTGGCCTTGGGATTGACATGACCGAGCAAGAAAACATCCGCTATCGGTTGGCCGAAGTCGAACGCCGACTGGACGACTTGCGAGACGACATGGACGAAAAGCACCTGGCAGTTATGGGCGAATTGACGAAAGTCAGCGCGGCCAATGCGGAACTGCTGGCGTTGTTCAATGGCGGAAAAGCGGCGCTCGGATTTATCCGGGGCGCGGGAAAAATAACCATCACGTTTTCGGTATTCGTGGCTGCGCTTGGCGCGATATGGCTGGCCTTCAAGGCGTTTCTTGCCGTCCTCTTCGCGGTGCCGAAATGAGCGAACCGCGCACATTCTCCGACAACGGATTGGCCCTATTAACCGACTGGGAAGGCGGCCGGAAACTGGTCGCCTATATTGACTCTGGCGGTGTCTGGACAATCGGCGTCGGCCACACCGGAGGTGTGCGCAAGGGCGATCACATTACGGCGGCACAGTGCGATGCCTTGCTGCGCGAAGACGTGAAACAGGCGGAGCGGGCTGTCCAGAAAGTCAAAGTGCCGCTCACGCAAAACCAGTTCGACGCGCTGGTAATTTTCACCCTCAACGTTGGCGTGGCAGCCTTTCTGGAATCGACGCTACTGCGCCTGCTCAACGGGAAAGCCTACGATATGGTTCCCGGCCAGATGAAGCGGTGGAACAAGGACAACGGGGAAATCGTGCAAGGACTGACGAATCGCCGGCAGAAAGAAATAAATCTCTGGAATACGCCATGACCATGCCCAGCCGCTTCGATGAAAAGGTGAACGCGCTGCTCGCTGGCTTCGTGGTCGCCGTGGTCCCCTACGCCTTCACGGTCCTGCTGTTCAAAGACGTTCCGGCGACGGCGCGCGATATCGTGATGATGCTGGTCGGCGTCATGGCCGCGAACGCCACCCAGGCGGTCCAGAATCGCTTTGGCAGCAATCCCTCGCAGCAACGCAAGGATGAGACGATTGCCACGCAGGCAAGCACACTGGCGGCAGCACAGGCGGCATTGCCAGCGGTTGCAGGGGCAGTTCAGCCGGCTGACGTTAAGCTCGACCCCGGACAGTCCGCCATCGTGTCGGCTGTTGACCCGACGAAGGAGTAATTTATGGTTCTCTCGGTCCCTGTCTTGCTGCTCCTGATTCCATTCATCTGTTTTCTCGTCCTCGCGCTTATCAACGGCGAGTTTCGCGGCTCAAATTTCTGGTTTCAGTTGATCGTCTGCGCCGCCATCCTCATGACTTTTGGAATGATCCGATGAAAACTGCCTGTGTACTTTTTCTAACCGTGGCGCTCGCCGGCTGCGCGGGCCAATCCACCAAACCCCTCGCCACGGCGCATCAGCAGATTGAGGCTGCCTGCGTCGGTATATCGGCGTCCTACGCACTGGCCGCGACCGCCAATGATGCCCACAGGCTCTCAGCGGCCCAGCAGGCGCAGTTCAAGAAAGCTTCGAGCATCACCGATAAGGTGTGCCTGAACATTCCCTATAGCTGGGCGGATGTGCCGGCGAACTTCACCGATCAAGCCAATATCCTGCAAGCCTTGGGAGCGAAGCCATGACTCCGGAACAAAAAGCCAAGTTTGAAGCCATCGCCAATGGCATCCTGAGCGCGCTGGCGGTCATCAACCCCGCTGCGGGCGTAGCGGCCAAGGCATTGCAGGAAGTCGCCTTGGCGCGCGATCTGTTCGGGCTGGGGACGGAATTCAGCGACCTGCTGAACGAAGTCCGCGAAGAAAGTGACGCGACGGCGGAACAGGTCGGCGGGGACGTGTCGGCGGCGTATATCGCCAATCGCGACAAGATGCTGGCGAGCTTTGCGGAGCATCCGGGTTCGTAAGATGGAAAGGCGGCGCTCGGGTCTGGCCGCAGCACCACCGAGAACACCGCCAGCCGGGAGTCCGTCAACTCTGGCCGTGCAAAACATTAACAAACTGAACGGGTTAGGTCAAACCGGCTCGTTCATGGTGCATATTTCAGCGCGTCTATTTTCTCGATTGTCGCCACAAGTTCAGCGCGCAAGGACAGGAAGGCGTCCCGGTGTGATTCGCTTACAGTCGTCGGCTCTACCCGAAAATGGCGCAAAAATTCAATCATGTCGTCCACGCATTCGGCAATGGAAAACCGGAAACTGAGAAAGACATCTTCCTCCCAAGCCGCCCAAGTTTCGATGGCGGCATCTATATCTGCGTCGCCGCATTCGCTGGAAATATAAATCCCGAATGTAACCTTTCCGTCCTCAAATTTTGAGTGCAGGCATTCTTCCGTTTTTATAAGTTCCATATCACCGCCCCGCCTCGGCGTCGTTGGTCAGGGCGGTTGCTTTGAGGATTTGCAATAGCGCTTCGGCATCATGCTTATAAGCGGCCAGACTGCGTTCGGCAACTTCGGCACGTTCTCTTGCTGCATTGAACCAGTCAACGCAGTCAAGGTTGGCTTTGCGTAGGCTTTCATTCTCCCGCTGACAGGCGGCGAGCTGTTCGCGCAGGCTTTCGAGTTCTTGCGCTGGCGTCAGTGGATTGAATGAAATGGTTCCGTGAATGACCGCTCCACTTACGCAATACGGGCAGGCGGTTGTGTCGATCATTCGTCCGCATTGTGGGCAACGGCAGCTCATGGCTTAGCCTCCAGCGCGGCGGTCAGGGCGGCTAAATTGGCTCTTTTCTTGTATTTGCCGCTCGGAGTCCAGCACGGATAAATAACTCCGGTGTTGCTAACATGCCCGGCGCGAGTGAAATTGCATTTAGCGCAGAGTTCATCATCTGGATAATTTGGCATCGGTTCGCCTTCGCTGAGAATTGCGTAAATGGCTACCGCAAAATCAGCAGCCGTTCGGCTATCGCCAGTATCTAGGTACGGATGCAGTATTTGCATGATGCGCTCGCGCTGCGATTCGTTGACCTCCCCGCCCTCCGCCTTGCCCTGGGCGTACATGGCGAGCATTTGGTCGGCGGAATATCCGACAATTAGCTTTGTTCCAGCTACACCAGCATTCATGGAAATTGCTGGGCACGGCAGCACCGGCCCCTTGGTGTCGTTCATTTGGGTTTCTCCTTTAGCTGGCGAGGATTGCATAGGCCACCTTGCAGGCAATGTGTAGTGCTTGGTCGGCATTGAATCCGATGTAACCCTTGCACTTGGCGTGGTCAATGTACGTGTGCGCGACCAACTCGAAAGCGGCACACCACACCGATCCGGTAATCAACCAGACAAAGCCAGCATGAATGGCCGCATGGGATAGCAGGATCGTTTGCCATGGCACACCGGGGAACGGTGCGGTGCAGTTCTTGGCCTTAGCCATAAAGTCCCCCTGCAACGGATAGTCCGCCAGCAGGTGAGCGACAACCAACAACGCGAGCATGCGGATCATCCCTTCCTCCCAGCCATGGCGGCGTTCAGGGCGGCGCGTATCGCGTCTTTTGTCGCCCTTGGTCTGGAATACTTAACACGCTGATATTCAGCCATTGCGCGCTCCACCATCTCCTCCGTCACCTCGACGGCCTTGGCGGGGTGAGTGTAGGCATATTCAACATTCAATTGAGCTTCTGCATTCAGCGAATGTGAGATATCCGACCAATTACCTTTCCAGCCATCTCGTCCGACATATCGCCACGCCACCGCCTCCCCCACGGCAATGCTGGGGTGTTCGTAAAGCGGAGTTTGCGTCCAGCCTGCCGCGAAGTCGTTTGCGGTCAACGTAAGTTCTGCTGTAAACCGCTCACCGCGATTTACGTTTGGATGGCTGCGCATCCACGCCACCGGCACCGCCTCCCCGTGCCCACCTGCGGCGCGACAGGATTCAGCGCCCTCCGCCTTGCCCTTGGCGTACATGGCGGGAGTTTTGTTGGCATCGGGCCACCAAGCTATCGCGGCTTCCAGTCGTTCAGCTCGCTCACGTTCGGCGTTGGTGATTTCAATCTGGCTAGCGAGTGCCACACCTAGCGAATGAATCGCGTTGGCCGCGTCAATGTCTAACTGGCTGCGGTAAAAAGTGGTGCCGTTGGCGTATGAGCCGGGCGGGCTGTCAAAGACAGCATCACGCTTGTCGCCCTGAACATAACCTTCGCTATCGACGCCGAAGGTACGCTCACGCAATCGGTTCTCAACGGAATCGAATCCGCCTGCCGGCAGCACCGGCCCCTCGGGAGTTTTCATTTTGCTTTCTCCATCGGTTTGTTCCAGTGCGCGCCAATGGCATCGACTGGTTCTTGCTTGAAACTCTTTGCCTCGTAGCTGACTTTGTACGGGACAATTCGAGTGTCGAAGTGCGCGTGTTCTGCGGCCACAAACCACCAGCGCAAAGATTGAGCCGCTTCGTAGGTCAGCAGATCGCCAAACAGACTTAACACTCCACGCCAGTCGTGAATAGGGACGCCGTGGCTGGACTTGTTGAAGGTAACAACGCGCCATTCTGTGCCGAATATTGTGCCGTCCTGAGCTTGTCGGGGAACGTCACAGCGAGCCTCGACGCGGTAGGCTGTCAATGACCCGCCAGCGGTTTCAGTCGGCTTGATTTCGTTTTCGTTAGCCATTCCCCTCTCCCTGCCCGGCTAGGTGGGCGTCGATGGCGGCGTCAAGCTGATCTCTACCCAGCATCCAGCACTCGTCGGTTTTCAGATCAAGGTTCCGCGTAGCTTTGCCTTCCTCATCGTAGATGCGCATGACGAGTTGGTCATTGTCACCATGACGCAACCACCTATACCGCGCATCGTTCTTCACCATTTCCGCAAACTCGGGGGAGCGGATGAAGTTCACGGCGGCGGCGATGAACGCGCCGTTGTCGTTTGCATTTTGTGGCCCGCAGATAAGCGCGATCCGTAGCGCCAAAGCATCGGCCGAAACAGTACCGTATGCCTCGACACCTACATTGAAGCGCCACTCTCCCGGCGTCGCCTTCTCACTCAGCGCCATCAATTCCTTAGCGTCCATTCTGTTCCTCCGAACGCGCGGCGGCAGGTGGGGCGGTTGGCGTTGTCGGTTTCGTGCCGTCCAGTAGCAGTTTGTTTTGCAAGATAAATTCGGATGCTCGGTGTGGCCCTACTTGCCGTCCAATTTCCTGCATGTAATCGCAATCCTCGCTGTCCCTGCGCAACTTTTCGTATTCATCCCTCGGCACCATCACCCCCTCCGCTGGCTGCGCGGTGAGCAGGGCGCGTTCCAGCGCGTCGGCGCAGGCTTCATAGGCTTCTGCCTTGCCGAGAAAGCGATCACGGCCACGATACTTCTCGGCAGACTCGCGGTGAGTCTTGGCCGCTGCTCGCCAGTCTTGTATATGGGACTGCAATGCGGGGGTGTTCATCAGAAACATTCTCCGTCGTTCGCCTGACAAAGCAGGGCGGTATCGTTCAAGTCCAGCGTCCCCTGGTTCTCCACAAACAGCCGAATTTCTTTCATCGAATAGCGGCTGGAAAACTGCGCTCCTGTGCCGCTGGTCAGCGTTGACGCCAGCTCCTCCATCCCTTCCCACCATGCGTGGCGTTCCGGGTATTCGATGGCAATGCGGGCCTTGTGGCGCTCGGATTTCAGGAAACAGTCATCGCAGTTGCCGTCAGGCGTCTTGCCGTCAATGTTCTGCAAGCGAAGGTCGAACGGCTGGGCGGCCCAAAACGCCGTGACGGTGCGCTTGGAAACGCCCGCATCGGCAAGCGGCATCCAGACGGTCCACCTATCCTTCGGCGGCGCTTTATTCAGTCGGTGCGGTTCATCGGCCCGGATTCCGGTTGCGTTCGTCCAGTGTTTCCAGCCCAGCGACATCAGGTAACGCTTCGCCGTTCGGATTTTCAATTCGACCGTGCAGAACCGGGCTTGTTGGTTCGGTAGGAACTTACGCTTGCGGATCAGGGTTTCAAACGGCTTGCCGTCCTCGCTGGCGGTTTCGCGGTTGACGATGGCGAACGACGAGTCCGGGCCGTATTCCAGCCACACGATATTGACACCCCACCGTTGGCCGACTTCCTGCACAAAGTCCAAAGTCTCGGGCCGCTCGCGCCCGGTGTTCTGGAACGTCACGGCTACGCGATCAGGGAGCGGCCCATTCGCTTGCAGGATTTCATGCAGCATGTAGGCGCTACTGCGCCCGCCAGAGAACGCGATCTGCACGTTTCCCTCGGGCAACGCATAGCACCCCGCCACCCCACTGTTGCGCATAGGGGTCATGAGCGCAGCGCCTTGAGTTTGGCTTCGGCCTGTTCGCCCAGAACCTTGAATCGCTGATAGAACGCTTCGCCGTCAGCGCGTACCTGGCGGATTTCTACGTAGGCGTTATGCAACGGGTCGGCACCGCTTCTGCTGAGTTCCGTGTCGCAGGGGTTGCAGTAGTAGCCATCGCCGGAACCGGAAACATGGATGCCGTGCGAATAGTTGCGGCCAAGTTTATCCTTGCATTCCCAGCAATGCTCAACGCCACATTTCAGGCATGGCGTCACATAGGTTTGCGCACCACAACTATCGCAAACATCGGCATCAATCGTAACGGTTTTCTTGCTCATTTCATCCCCCAACAAATCCTCAACAACGGTGGACGGGCGAGGCGCACAAACAGCCTCGCGTTCTTGATCGGCGGTAAGGGGGCGACTTGGCCGCATTTGGTCGCGGCGGATTGGGCCACGTAGCGGTCGCGGTTGTCGCTGAGCAGCTTCTCAAGCGACGGGTCTTGGGCGTGGGCGGGGCGGGTGGATGTGTTCACATCGCCACCACTTGCACGTTGTCCAGGCGTTCGCGTTTGGCAATGCGAATCGGCAGCCCGTAGCGGTACATGCGCGGCTCGCCATAGCGAGTCACGCGGCCAGCGGCCATCAGGTCGGACAGCGCACGAAAAACGCGCTTGGTCCGCACATTCAGCACCGCCGCGATTTCATCGCAGCCCATCGAACTCGGCGCGTTTTCGAGCAAGTACAGGACACGGGTAGGCAGGCATTTAGGATAGAGTTTCATGCGGCTTTCCTCTTCTTGAAGTAGTCAGGATCGGGGTCCGGTATAACTACGCCCAGGCTGGCGCCTAACTTCTGCGCTCGCGCCCAAAGGGCCAGCATGTCTTCCATGCTGCAAGGATCGTCTTCGCCGTTTTCGTCGGTGGTCGTGGTGCGAATTGGAACCTGTTCGACGCCGACCTCATTGCCCGGCTTCTTGGGGACTCGCTTGGTTTTCCATCCCCACTGATTGCCGCAGTTCCATTCGTGAATGTCTTCCGACTCCATGCCGGTTTCGGCGCTGAGCATCTTGTAAGGCACGGCCCATAAATAACGGTTCTGCGCGGGCGTCTTGTCCGGTTGCGCAATCTCCACCTTGACTCGCACCGGCTTACCGGGAAACACGGTTTCCAATAGGCGAGCCAGGGGCGCAATGTGGCGCTCACGATCCTTCGGCGGCAGCACGGTCGGGCGCATTAGGCGGCGACCTTCCACCCTTCCCGCTCAACCGCTGCCGCCAGCTTTAGGGTAGCGACATGCTCTGGCTGCGTTGCCTGTAGCAGCGCCAGCGCCTCCGTGACGGCTTCCTGTAGCGAAGCATTGGCGATGGCCCGGTCCTTGGCCGCTTTGGCTTCTGCGGCCTTCCGCTTGGCTAGGGCGGCGCGTTCAACCTCCAAGTCGCGGCGTTCCTGTTCGAGAGCAGCTTCCTTTTCTGCGCGCAGGCGATCTTCTTCTGCCTGAACCCGGAGACGTTCCTCCCTTTCGGCTTGCTCCATCGCTTCCCGCTCCGCGCGAGCGGCCCTTTCGTTGGCCGCCAGCCGTTCGCGTTCGGCGCGGGCTTCCTCTTCGGCCCGCTGCGCGGCTTCTTCACGCTCCCGGCGTTGGCGGGCTTCCTCAGCGGCGCGCATGGCTTCGGTTTCGGCGCGCAGGCGGGCCAGTTCCTCGCGCTCGGCCTGAATGCGGACTTCCTCGGCGTCCTGAGCGATGCGGCGATCCTTCGCGGCCCGTAGGCTGGCGATCACTACGCGCTTTTCGTAGACGCAGGCCGCCTGCAAATCTTCGGGGAAGGTCAGCGGGTCCACCGATTCGGCATCGGCGATGATGCTATCGATATCGGAAACCGTGGCGTTCACAGCGCGCAGCGGCAGGGACTTCATGGCCTCAAATCGGGCATTGATCGCGGCAACCCGCTGGCGCTCGGCTTCTTCTTTGGCTTTCTTTTCGATTTCCTTCTGCCGATCGACTTCATCCTGCAACGCAGTCAGGCGCTTTTCTTCCGGCTCGATCAGCCCGATCAACTCGCTTTCCTTGGCGATGACCGCCTTGCTGAACTTGGTCGAATCTTCGCGCGCCAGCTTGCCGCGCTTTTCGATTTCGATGCGCATGGATTTCAGAGTCATGCGTGCGGCATGGCATTCCTGATAGCCGGCTGCGTTTGTGATGGCGACGATGCGATGCGACTGCGTAGCCAGTTCGGTCAGCTTGTCGCGGGTTTCGGTGAAGGCCAGCGCCTGCTCGGCGCGGTCAAGAATGGTTAGCTCGGTCATTTCGGCGCTCCTGCCATGATTTCGCGGTCCGTCCTAGCGGCGGCTTCCGCTTCGTTTCGGTTGACTGCCGCCACAGAGGCGACAGAAGAAAGTTTGCTCAATGCTTCACGCTGGGCCGTGCTGAAACAGCCGCCCTTGGACGTGGCCAGCCAAAGCGCCATGCGGTCCTTCTCGGGAATGGACATCCATTCGTCGTAGGCCGCTTTGCCGTCGTCGGCGTTCAGTCGGTCTTGGATGAACTTGATCGACTCGGAATGCCGGCCGTGTGCTTCGTCGTGCTGGGCCTTGCGCCGAGCGACCAATTCTTCCTGCGTCGGTTCGTGCGTTTCCTGCGGCTGAATCATGCCTTCCGGCAAGTCCTCCACGTCCTGCGTGAAAATGTCGCTTGCAGCGGTCGCGGTCAGGGTCAAATCAATCTGCGCCCGCTTTTTTGCCATTTTCAGGATCGTGTTCGCCACGTCCGCAGGCTCGGTGCGAATCTGCATTTTCTCGGAGGTCTTTCCCTGGTACTCGCTGTACTTGATCCGGCGCCGGTTTTCAGGCGTCGTCTCGAATTCCTTTTTGACGTAGGTCTGCCGCCACTTGTATTTGTCCTCATCGGAGGAACACTCGCCGATACCTTCGCCGACAACGATGCCGGTCGGCTGGTGGGTGCCGATGGTGCGCACGCGGTAGCGAATCGAGTCCGGCGTGGACAAGTCCTCAACCTGCACGCTGACGGCGATACGGAATGTGGTCAGCAGGACTTCACTTCCCGCCTTGTAGAGTGAAGGCAACTTGCAGCCAGGGATTACGCCATAGTGCGTATCCTTGACCATGACGGCCTGCATAACCTTCTGGATCAGGTTTACATGCTCGCGCACGTCGGCGGCAGTCAATGACCGGCCATAATCGCGAGATTCAACTTGTACTAAAGCATTCATATCGTCCTCTCAACCGGCTAACCGGCAGGATGGTGGGGGTTAGGCGCGAAGGACGATGACGCCGCTTCGCTGGCCCATGGTGAATTTCTTGACGGCCGACATATCTGGCCAGTCGGCACGTTTTGGCCGCTCTTCTTCGTCGTCGCTATCGTTCGATCGATCCATAGAAACGGGACGGCCGAAGCAATAGGCATCGGCGTGGTCAGTCTCGAAGCAGTAGGCGTAGTCCGTTGTGCGGCTGTCATCCCATGGCCACGGCCAACCCTTGTCCGGCGTTGTTCCGTCCTCGCGATTGGCAAGGAAATCAGCCACCGCATGCCGAAAAGCCGCTTCCGATTGGCAGCCTAAAACCTGGGCGTCGATGCCATCGGGATAACCGTCCCATGCGATGCTTCCCAGCCATTCGGCCTTGACGCCACTTCCTACGTAAAAATCAGCTCTGGTTCCCACGATTCATTCCCCTTCGTTCGGATCAATCGGCCCAACCAGCCGCGACATTGCTTTGGCGGCTTGCAGGGTCAGTTCGGTTTGTTCGTCCAGCCGGTCGCACGCCGCGTTAAAGGCGGCATTGCGTGCGGCGCGTTCAATTTCCTGCTGCGCCATGTCGGCCTGAATCTTGGCAATCAGGCGGTCGCATTCGCGGGAGAGGATGTCCGACATATCAGCGCTCCAAGTCGCAAGCGTATTCAGCGCGGTCGGTCAGCTCGCCGAAAATGTCCGGCTCGCGCAGCGCGATATAGGCGTCTTGCGTCTGCCGATACCAGTTCGGATAAAGCTGCTCCAGCGCTTTCAGGAACATGTCGCCGTGCGGCAACTGGCTGATCTGGTCGGTCAGTTCGTCGTGTTCGGAAACGGCTTGTTCGCATACGTCTTCGGGAGATTTCATGTCCACGCTCCAATCAAAACCGCCGCGACCGGAAAGGTCAGCAGCAGGCACCAGTTCTCAATGCGGGGCCAGTGCCTTTTCAGCCAACACCAGATGCGAGCAGACCATTTGCGAACTGGCTGGTTAGGCAGGTAGCCGCCATAAGTGCCGGCATACTTGAATATCGGGTGCGGTTCCGGCTTTCTTTGCGGAATTGGCTTAATCATGGCGTCACCTTTGCGAGGACCGCTTGATTGCGAAACAACGTCGCCGTGCTTGGCTGCGATGCGCCACGAATCACCGCTTCCTTTATCCATTCGTCGGAAAGGCGCAGCGCCTCGATCAACTCGGCCACGGTGGCGCGGGCTTGGCGTGCTTCAGCGAGAACGCAGCACGCCCGTTCCCATTCGTCGTATTCGCTGCTGTCGGTATCGCGAGCCTCAGGCGGGCAATCGTCTGCGGCGAGCTGTTCCAGCTGCGCCATCACCGCCAGCACATCCACTGGCTTACTCATGGCTGCACCTTGCCAGCGCGGCGGCTTCGATCTTGGCGAGCAGTGCTTTCTTGCTGATTCGATCTGGACCCCAATATTTATCGGGGTCGCCGTCATACCAGAGGACGGTTTCTTTACCCTTGGCGCTAATCCGGATTCGGCAAAAGATTTGAACGCCGTCCGACCAGAAAAGGCCGCTATCTCCTAGACGCCCAAACTTGGACTTCCGCAACCACTGGCGCGCCATCGCCTCGGCTTCGGCCATTTGCTGCCGGCCATTCGCCAGCACATCAATCTTGTTAGTCATGGCAATCCGCCCGGTCCATGGCCCACAGGAAGGCGAGCAGGAACGCTGCGCCGCAGATGAAGCCGATTAGGAAGCTGGCGATGTTCATGCGAACCCCTGCTTCGACGTGGGCGCAGGACCGCCGCGCGCTAGTTCGACGGCGTTGGCAAGGGCACTTTGTTGAGTCTTGGGCGCAGCGCCCAAGCGTTTCACCAGTTCGCGCAAAATCTCATCAGCGCGGAGAAATTCTTTTGCCGGCAAGGCATCAAACTTGTTCTTCGCCGGCTCGTCGGCCCAGTAGTGCATGTCCATGACTGCCGCGATCAGCGATTCTTTTTCCGCGCGGAGCTGGATAACTTCGGCCAGCAAGTCCGGCGAGCGAGCAATCAGCTCAGCGTCAGCGCGGCGAAAGGAACAGAAGTCATCAACAGCGTCAGCCATCAGGCAGACAACCGAATCGCCGTCGCCGATAACAGCCGTACCTTTGGCCGCAAGGCATTTGCCAATCAGCCAAGGGCCGTGCGTGGCGTGCTTGCTAAGTTCAGCGAGCGACAGTGGTCCGGGAATCGCTGCGCCGCATTCACTTGTGAAGGCTGCCTGTTCCATCTCCCTCTCCCATCCCTTCCGGGTTGTGGCCTGTGGGCCGATGACTTAGTGAAACACGTATTTGCGCCGAGTGCAAGTACCTATTGCAATTTATTTTCAGACGTGCGTTAATTCGGCCATGAGCAAACTATACGAGCAATATCTGGCCCGCGCAGCGGCCCGCAGACTCAAGGCGTTGCTTATGCATGAACGCGGCGACTCTGATTCGGTTATTGCTGAAAAACTAGGGGTTTCCCGCCAGCGCGCGTGGAAAATGGTGGAAACCGCGAGACGGGAAAAGGCTAAGGCATGACCGCCGTCGCCGATCTTTGCCGCAACCCCGATACGTGCCGCTGCTGCGTCACCCTGAGCGGCCTTCCCGCCATGGCCGCGCGCTGGTATGCGCTGACCCAGCCCACCCCGCCGCCGGTCAAGGTGTCCAAGCCCGTGAAAGCCCGGAGTCGTAAATGAGCGAACAATTGCCGCTGAGTTTTGACCGCAGCCAATTCCGGCCTGACTTTGCCGAATGGCTGCTAGCCAACGGGCACATATGGTCCGCGTTCGCAGCGCGCGCCGATGCCGTTTGGAACCGTGGCCGCAGGCACTACAGCGCCAGGACGATCATTGAGGTGCTGCGCTTCGAGTCCATGCTGGCCGAGGTTGGTGGCGAATGGAAAATTAACAATAACTATGCGCCAGACCTTGCCCGACTGTATCGGCAAACCTACCCGGACCGTGCGGCCTTATTTGAGACCCGCGTCCTATCCAAATCACTGAGGGCTGCCTAATGCCTACCGAACGCACCAAACGCCTAGCCCGCGCCATTGAGGCCCTATCCAGCCGGGACATGATACGGCTACTGGATACTTCTTTTGCGGATGGCGAGTTTGCTAAATACCGTCTCAGGATTGCCCGGCGCCTTCTGGACTTTTCCGAGAAAACGCTCGCCAAAGCGCCCGGCTCCGAGCGTGCCGCATGAGCGCGACTCCGGGGCCGTGGGATATTTTCCCAACGCCGAATGATCCTGATTTCGTTTATGAAATTGGCTCTTTCTGTGCCATTTACGCAAGCGACGCCAACGCTAAAGCTGATGCCTATCTCATAGCCGCCGCCCCTGACCTGCTAGCCGCTCTTTTGGTCTTAACTTCGTTAGCAGACGGCCCGAATGGAGGGGTTACTGGCGCAATGAAACGGGATGCGCTTGCTGCTGCCCGCGCCGCCCTTTCCAAGGCCACTACCCATGACTGACCTACTTCCGTGCCCCTTCTGCGGTGGCCCCGGATCGCTTGTTTACGACTCGGGAAACGAAGTCTGGGGCCAGTCTTGGCTGGCAGGCTGTACCCTATGCAGCGTTCAGTTTAAGGCGATGGGCAGCAGTTCATGGCGCGTCGTTGCCGCTGAGGATGAGGCCGCAAAGGCTAAGGCCATCGCTAACTGGAACCGCCGCACCCCCGCTTGGCAGCCTATCGAGACAGCGCCGAAAGGCGGTAAGGTCGTTCTGGTTTATGACGGCGGAGAGATGTACACGGCCTATTGCTGGGCGAGTGAGAGCGGAAATTATTGGTGGGACGCACCATCGCAATCCATCGAACTTGACCCTACCCACTGGCAACCCC